ATCCATTGTAAATCTGACGGCAAGAAACTTCAAAACTTTAATATATCCGTTTCAGTTACCAATGATTTTATGGAGAGAGTTCTTTTAGGATATGAATCAGAAAACAAGTTATTTGATGCGATAGCCATACAGGCACATAAGACAGGTGACCCTGGGATAATCTTCATAGATACTATTAATGAGGGTAGAGAAGAGAAAGGGTTGAAGTTATTTACAGCAACTAATGCATGTGGAGAACAACCACTATTGCCATATGAGTCATGTGTGTTGGGTTCTATCAACCTTGCTCACTGCGTTGTTAATGGTAAGCTTGATGAGGCTAAACTTATAAACTTAATTTTTGTAGGAGCTAACTATCTCAAAGAAGTATTGGATCATACAGAATTCCCGTTACCTGAAATTAAAGAAGCTACATTGAATAACGAACGGATTGGGTTAGGTGTTATGGGGTTCGCTGATATGTTGATTCAAATGAAAGTCCCTTATGACTCAGATGAGGCCATTACTGTAGCTAAGAAAGTTATCGAGATGTTGAAGGCAAATGTTGATTACTTTGCATCTAAAAGATACGAAACTAAAACCACTATAGCTCCTACAGGATCCATTAGTATGATAGCTGATTGCTCGAGTGGTATCGAACCTATCTTTGCAGTTAGCTATACCAAGAAGACTGCTGATGGTAAGGATGTTTATACTTACCAGAATAAATATTACGACCCAGATATACCTTCAGACGTATTCAAAACAGCTCACGAGATCCCATGGGAAAGACATATAGAAATACAAGCAGCATTCCAAAAGTATGTAGATAGTTCAATATCCAAGACAATTAACATGCCCAATAGTGCTACTGTAGACGATGTAAAAGCTGCGTACAGAAAAGCATGGGAGTTAGACTGTAAAGGTATTACAATATATAGGGATGGTTGTAGAGATGTACAGGCGTTAGATACGGTAAAGCCAGAACCGAGCGTAAATATAAGAACGGGCGGTAGACCAGATTGGTTAGAGGGTAAGACCTATAAGATTAAATTAAATCAGGGAACTCTATATGTAACAGTAACTGAATATAATAACTCACTATATGATGTCTTCGTGACTGTTGGAAAGTCTGGTGATAGTATTAGAGCATTCAGTGAGACTACAGGTAGATTAATTAGCTTATGCTTAAAAAGCGGCGTTCCTGTTGAAAGGATTATTGACCAACTAAGTGGTATAGCTAGTGGTGACCCAACCCTAACTCCAAATGGGTTAATTAAATCAATACCCGATGCTATAGGGAATATCTTAGCTAAACACGCTACGATTAAACCTGTTGGAGATTGCCCAGAATGTGGTGGAACGTTAGATCATTCAGAGGGCTGTAAGCATTGCATTGCTTGTGGATTTTCACTATGTGGGTAGGAGAATATAATGCCAGCAATTAAGTTTGCATCATTAACTAAACACTGCTCCACGTGTCAGTATTACACCTTTAAAGAAAGAGAGGAAGGTGATGATGCACCAGGATGTGTATACTGTTTAGCCCATCAACGCTGGCTGGATTACCATAAATTCAAATCTGGTGCTAGATTGTCCTGTGACAAATGGGAGCAGAAGCAACACAGTAATGAAAGGGTACACTATGACTAATGAAGAATTAGTAGCTAGGAGCATGGCTATTATAGATTACGACGATTTTAACAGAGCGGTAGATAGGGCTGAGATGAGAGGTGTTTTTTATTATGGTAAGATCTCACCTGAAGAGAAAGCAGAGAGAATAACTGCGGAAAGAGATGGTATTATGTTTATGTCATATTACCAGCATAAGCTTCTGTCAGAGGTAACAACTTCAATGACTTACCTATTAGATAACGGAGCAACCCTAGAAGACCTTGATGACTGGACAGAGGACGCTATATACAATGCTGTAGTATATAATAATAGATCTACATTATGTAAGATTAAGGATTTTATTGTCGATCTTCTATTTCCATTTAAGGAGTAATTATGAATACCAAATACAATTATCTATATACTCCAGATATATACGGTGACCAACCATGCAGCTACGCTCATGCAACGAAGCAACAGATTATAGATGTTATAGGTAAGGGAGGCTGTGGCCCAGGTAAGCTAGGTGATATATTTGTTCCTGACCGTTTCATAGGTCTGTGTATGCGTGAATCATGCGCGATACATGATTGGATGTACGCCTTCGGGAAAACCAGTGAAGATAAAAAATACTCCGATAGTATATTTTACAATAACATGTTAACGACTATTAAGAGTAACCACTCTAAATTTCGATTGATCAACTGGATAAGAAAACAGATGGCCCACAAATTCTACCTAGCTGTGAAGTATGGTGGCAGGAGGTCTTTCTGGAAAGGAAAAGACAATGGCCCTTCGACCACTCAACCATGAGCAGCAAGCGATTGCTAAACATATAGCTAAGACACCTAACTGGCTAACACATAAAGAAGTTGGGAAACGTTTCAAAAAGCACCACAATACTATAGGTCACTTACGCAAACGAGAAGACTTCAACGAGCTAGTTGAGAAATATAGGGAAGAGTTTAATCCAAAGGTTGAGGAAGAGGAAAAGCCACAACTTAAACCACTCGATGGAGCACAGAAGACTATAGCTCGATACATGGTGACTACAACGGAGAACACATCCCATCGTCAACTAGGTATTAAGTTTAAGAGATCAAGGACGTACATAGCTAATTTACTCAAGAGAGAGGACTTTCAGGAATACAAGGCAACACTAGATCAGATGGTAGATGCAAGCGTCATAGATATTAAACAGGCTATAGTTAACTCATGTGCTGAAGCTTTTGATTTATTACTTAATACTATGAGAACGACAGAGGATGAGAAGTCAAGTACCAAGATAGCATTAGAGATATTAGATAGGGGTGGTTATTCAAAGCAGAACACTGAAGAACCTAAAAAATTCTTACACTTACACGCCCATAAGCAGGTTGAGGAAATGTCCAATAACGAGTTAATAGAGAATGTTATGGGAATGATTAACGCAGACGAAGAATAGGAGGTAGTGTGGATATAAAATATTTAAAAGATCCCAGAGAAAACCTCCTGTGGCGTAACAAGATGTTAAAGAAAGCCATGGAAGATCCTATCTATAAAGAATCATTAAGGAGACTATTTCATGAAGATGTCATATTCGCTTTCAACGCATTCTTTTTCACGTATGATCCAAGACCTACAGCTTCTATGGCACACCTTCCATTTGCAACATATCCTTTCCAAGATGATGCTATACTCAATCTAGTGGATAGTATAAGAAATGGTAAAGATGTTGTATGGGAAAAATCGAGAGATATGGGCGCCACTTGGATAATCTGTCTCACACTGCTATGGTTCTGGCTGAGCCCAGAGCCAGGTAATGATTTCCTTTTAGGATCAAGAAAAGAGGTCTTCGTTGATAGTAGAGGTGATCTATCCACATTATTTCCTAAGCTTAGATATGTAATCCAAAAGCTACCTAAATGGATTGCTCCTAAAGGGTATAATACAAGGTTACATGATAGTAAACTTAAACTAATCAACCCTCAAACCGGGTCAGTTCTATCGGGTGAATCCAATAATGCACAATTCTCTACTGGTGGTAGGTATAAAGGTGTCTTCTATGATGAGTTTTCTAAATGGAAAGATACTGATATCGCAGCATGGACATCGGGTGCTGGTGCTACATTGTGTAGGATAGCGATAGGAACACCATGTGGTGTAGATAATAAATATTATGATGTTGTAACTAATGGTAAGACAGACAGGACTACTTTGTTGTGGGTCTTACATCCTGTAAAGTCTAAGGGGTTATATTGTGTTTGGCCTCCACCTAATGAAGCGTCTAAAGGTGTGCTTGGTGATAAGTGGAAACCAGAAGAAAAGCTTAAGTCACCGTGGTATGAAAAAGAAGAGCTTAGATATAGTAAAGAAGAGATGGAACAAGAAGTTAATATTGGTTATCTTGGTTCAGGAAGCTCAGTATTCGATGGTGTAGCTTTTGACTATATCATGACCTTAAGACAACTAGAAGATAAACCGGTAACTTATTACATCTTATCATGTAGCGATTTCTCATACGAAGAGGTTGGAGAGAGACCGGAAAATGAAAATCTCTTGGTAGTATATATGAAGCCAAACGTTGACCATGACTATGTTATATCCGCTGACATAGTTGAAGGCGTTGAAGGTGGTGACTTTGCTTGCGTAATAGTATATGATAGGCAACTGAAATCTGTTGCAGCAACTTACTATTCCAGGTTAGATGAAATATTAATGGCATCAATAATCAAGGTAATACACGATATCTATTCACACGAAGATAATGAAACATATGAAGCTCCATGGGTAGCAATCGAAACTACAGGGCCCGGACTTTCAACGTTTGATAAGATAGTTGACTTTGATATAGGTAATCTATTCATGGCTCCAAAGTATGATGTAGTTAATGGTGGAGTGACTTACAAGAAAGGATGGAGAACTAATACTTCGTCAAAGAACGCGTTAATATCTGGTATTAAGGAATGGTTGATAGACCAAGCCGGTGCAATTAATAGCCAAAGGCTAGTCGGTGAACTCCTTACATTTGTGAGATCATCATCAGGTAATAGAGTTGGCGCGAAAAGAGGCTGCCATGATGACATGGTAATAGCGTTTGGTATAGCTATACAGGTTGACATGATTGCTCCATCGGAAAGGATAGAGATCTTAGCCGAAGGAAAGTCCTGGCATCAACAACATATCCCTAAAGGAGATAGTAGTGAAAAAACAGAAACAAGAACAGTTACAGAAAGATGTACAGAGCAAGCTAAAACACAAAGCATCTTCAACCGTTATGACAACGAAGGATTCTGATCACATGAAAATGGCATTCGATCTATTAAATAAACAGACAGACCTCTTAGCTAAACAGACAGGTAA